CCGCGAGCCCATTGGTCTCGGCATGAGCCTGGCAGAGCATCATGCGAGGTTCGCCGGCCAGGGCACACGGTTGTCGGGCTTCCTCTCCACCGACGCACGGATACCGAAGGAGGTCCGCGAACAGATCGCCTCTGATTGGCAGAAGGCCAAGGGGGGCCCGCGCAATGCAGGCGGGACCGCGGTCCTGGAATACGGGCTCAAGTGGGAACAGCTTGGGATGAGCATGGTGGACGCCGAATACATGGCGTCCCGTGAGTTCCAACTCCGCGAGGTCGCGCGGGTGTTCTCGATCCCGCCTTACAAGCTCGGCATCCTCGGTGCGGACAGCGGTCCGTCACTCGTGCAGCAAGGGCAGGAATATCTAAACGGCGCGATGTCCGGCTACTGCGAGCGGTGGAAGGCGCAGCTCCAACGCACGTTCGACATCGACGGCGAAGACCTCTTCGTTGAGTGGGATTACGCGCACTTCCTGAAGGCCGACATTCAGACGCGGTTTACCGCCTACCGGCAAAGCGTCGGGGCGCCATGGATGGCGGTCAACGAGGCGCGCCGCGCGGAAGGCCTGCCGGACCAAGAGCACGGTGACGAGGTCATGCAGCCGGTCAACCTGGCTCCACTCGGATATGAGCCGCCGGACAAAGCCGGTGGAGCTCCGGGCAGCGATCAAAGCGGCACGCCAGGCCAAGGCGGAGACGGTGACGCGGAGCGACTCCCGGATGAGGGGCCGGCTCCCGGAACATGAGTGCAACCCCAACCAGGAGCGACGGCTATGAGCGGAAACAAAAGCGGACGTGCTGATACCACCGAGCCGCCTCTGGGCGAGGGCAATCCGACGCCGCCGCTGGCGGAAGAGAAGCCGCCTGAGGCCGTCACTGTCCAGGAGCAAATCTTGGTCCGGCTGGACTCGGTGTTTCAGCACCTCACCAACGGCGGCTACACCGACGCGCGGTCGGTGGCCGCGTGTGTGGCGGACCTACTCGACGCGCTGCGGGACATCCTGGCGCCGAACGCCCAACAGTGGCGGGCGGAACAGAAGGCGAAGAGAGAGGCGGCGGAGAATGAGGCGGCCGCGAAGGAAGCGGCCAAGGTCAAAGCGGCAGCGGAGGCCGAGGTCGCAGCGGATGCGGCCGCGAAAGTAGCGGCGGAGGCAAAGGCGAAAGCGCAGGCGGAGGCCGACGCCAAGGCCGCGGCTGACGCCAGGACTGCGGCCGCGCGGGCATAAGCCCATGAAGCTGATCCGCGTCGATGAGTTCCGCCAGGCCTTGCGTGAGAAGCGCGAGCCTGGCGCGGACGGCGTGTTCCGCATCTCCACCGTGAAGCCTCGTGCGTTCTCGGACGGCAGTCGACGCGTCCGCTTCTGTTTCTCTGACGGCTCCGTGGATCGCATGGGCGACACCATCGACCCGGACGGTTGGGAGATGGCGGACTTCATGGCCAACCCGGTGGCTCTATGGGCGCACGATTCCACGGCGCCACCGATAGGACGTGCCGCCAACGTCGCCGTAGAGGGCGACAAGCTCATGGGCGACATCGAGTTCGCGGACGCGGAAACCTATCCGTTCGCAGACACGATCTACCGCCTGGTCACTGGCCGCTTCGTCAATGCGGTTAGCGTTGGCTTCATGCCGCTTGAATACAGCTTCATCGAGAACGATCCGGACCGCGGCTTCGGCATCGACTTCAAGCGCCAGGAGCTTTTGGAAATCTCCGTCTGCCCCGTGCCGGCCAACGCTAACGCGCTCGCGGAGGCACGCGCCAAGGGAATCAACCTGGCGCCGCTGGTCGCGTGGGCGGAGCGGACGCTCGACGCCGCCGGTGGGATGAGCGTCCTGCCGCGTGCCGAACTTGAAACGCTGCGAAAGGACGCAAAGGAGCTCGCCACCATGACCATACGCCGAGGCACCAAGCCACGCCGCCGCGCGGACGACGACGATGACAAGCCCGACGACGAGAAGCCGGAGGACAAGGTTCAAGCCACCTGCGGGCGCGCGCTCGACAAAGAGTGCGGCATGAAGAACCCGAAGGAATGTGCGGTGCATGGCTCCGCCAAGGCGGAGGGCGACGACGACGACAAGCCGGACGATGACAAGGCGGATGACGACGACAAGCCCGATGATGACAAGCCGGACGATGAGGAAAAGCGCCTTCGCCGGCTCCTGGCTCGGTTTCTCGCTCCGGTGCGCCGCGATGACTCCGGCGATGATGATCTGCCCTTGGAACACTGTGACGCCATCCGCCTAGCTCACAAGAGCATGCGAACAACCAAGGCGTTCATGGCAGAGGCCATGCGCCACTACGTCAAAGGCATGGGGCACCTCGACGGCGTGGTAGCAGCGCTCAATGAGGACGGTCCGGAGGACAAGCCGGACGACAATGACGGTGACGACAAGCCGGATGACAAGCCGGATGACGAAGACAAGGCGGCGCAGCTACGGCGTGCCGCAGAGCTCCGCGCGCGGATCAGGTCGGTAGCCTGAGCGGAAACCTTCCACCGCCTCTCGCGCGCCCTTGGGCAAGGCTGTCAAACAGGAGATTGAGACATGGCAACACTTGCCTCGCTCCGCCTCGCGCTCGGCAAGGCGGTGGACGGGCTCCCGGAGCTCGCCGGCACTAAGGACTTCGCGCAGGCGGAGCGGCAAATCGACGACCTTGAGCGCCAGATCGCGGACATGGAGCGGGCGCAGCGTCGCGCGGCCTCCCTGTCGCGGCCGGTAGGCGAGGGGAGCGCGGTCGATGAGATAAACCCGATGCAGCGCACCATGACGCAGATACGCGCCATGGACCCGCGGCCGGGCAAGCTCAAGGGCTTTGACGACTACCTGAACCTGGCGCGCAAGGGCATGGACTTCACGCCGTCGCGTGACATCCATTTCCGCAACCTAGGCGATCAGCTTCAGTCCATTGCCCGTTACTACATGGGCCGGGGGACCGACATCGACTCGCGCCTCGTGCGCGCACCGACCGGAGCAAGCGAGGTCGATCCGACCGGCGGCGGCTTCTTGGTGCAGGTGGACTTTGCGGCCGCCATTTTCATGCTCGCGCATGACATGGGCCGGCTGCTGTCCGAGGTGAACAAGATTCCCATCTCGGCCAATGCCAACGGACTCAAGGTGCCAGGGGTGGATGAAACCTCCCGCGCCACCGGGTCGCGTTGGGGCGGTGTCGCGTCCACCTGGGTCGGGGAAGGCACCACGGTCACGCCGACACGGCCGAAGTTCCGCCTGGTGGAGTTTGACCTCAAGAAGATGATGTCCCTCATGTATGTGACGGACGAGCTCTTGCAGGACAGCTTCGCCCTTACATCCATCGCCTCACAGGCCTTCTCCGAGGAAATTGTGTGGATGACAGAGGACGCCATCTTTGAGGGCACTGGCGCCGGCATGCCGTTGGGCGTCATGAACAGTCCCGCCAAGATCGCGGTCGCCAAGGAGTCCGGTCAGACCACCGGCACGCTCACGGCGAACAACGTCACCCAAATGTGGGCGCGCCTCTGGGCCCGGTCGATGAGCTCCGCCAAATGGTATGTGCAGCAAGACGCACTGCCGGCGCTTATCAGCATGGGTATCGGCGTCTCCACCGCCGGCGGTCAGTTGGTCTACATGCCACCTGGCGGGCTGTCGCAGGCGCCATACGCGACGCTCATGGGGCGTGAGGTGGTCTTCACGGAATACGCCTCCGCGTTCTCCACCGAGGGCGACATCATGCTGGCGGACCTGTCGCAATACACGCTGGTCGACAAGAACGGTGTGCAGGCGGCCACGTCGATGCATGTGGCCTTCAACACCGACGAAATGGTGTTCCGGATCACCTACCGGGTGGACGGCAAGCCAATGTGGTCGGTGCCGCTGACGCCGGCCAAGGGCCTCACGAAGAGCCCCTTCATCACACTGGCGAGCCGCTAAGGTCTGGCAGCCGCGGCGGCTTTCTACGGCGCGATCCCCCATCGCGTCGCTTTTCCTCTGGTGCCGCGTTGGGGGGCGGCAGGAGTAACCAACCATGGCTCGGCAATTTTCCCTCGTTGCACAAATCCCGCCCGTCATGCTGCTCGCACCGGCGGCGGACGCCGCTGGCCGCGCCAGCCCGTATCGCTCACTGAAGGGCGCGCTGAAGGCCTACGTAGTGGCCCATATCAATCAGGGTGCGGCGAACACCGTGGCGCTGACCTTGAACCAGGCGACCGCCGTTGCCGGCACGTCACCCAAGGCGATCACCGCCGTTCCCATCTGGTCAAACCTGGATACCTCCCTCAATGACACGCTGACCGCCCGCACCGCGGCCGCGAGCTACACGACGGACGCCGGGATCAAGGACAAGATCGTGGTGTTCGAGATCACGCCGGAGTCCTGCATGGACATTGCCGGCGGCTATGACTGCATCTCACTCTCGACCGGTGCCAGTGCCGCGGCGTGCATCACCGAGGCGCAGCTTCACATCCTGCAGAGCTACCATAGCGCGGTGCCGGCACTCAGCAGCTACACGGATTGAGCATGAAGTCGGGGGACTATGCGGACCGCATGATGCGGAGCTCCGACTATCCGACCAAGGCCAAGCGCAAGGCGCCGAAGAAGGCGCCGAAGCGCAAGGCCGGGCCCGTCACAAAGGGCCCGCCGCGCAAGGCGTCAAAGTAGGCCATGCTGACCACGCTCACGGTTACGGTGCCGCCAATTGCGGAGCCGGTGTCGCTCGACCTGGCGAAGCATCATGCGCGCATCCCGCATGACAGCGATGACATTCTGATTGAAGGCTACCTGACCTCCGCGCGCGTCATGGCGGAGGCCTACACCGGGCGGGCACTCCTGGCGCAGACGTTGACCTGGACGCTACAGACCGAGGACGCGCTCCGCCCGGCCGACTGGCATTTCCTGTATCGTCAACCGCTCTTCCTCCCGCGGTCCCCGGTGCAGAGCATCAACAGCGTCACGGTCCTGGACCTGCTCGGCAACTCAACACTTCTGCCGCCTGCTACGCTGCCAATCGTGCCGCCGACATTGACCGCCGGCT